AGGCTTCTTTGAATAAATCTTGGCAACAAGTGACTCTGGACGATTTCTGTTGTTTTGAGCATCTTTTGTTTTAGTCCATGCAAGGAATGACAAACGGTCAACCATACTAGCCATTAACAAAGTATGTATGTCTGACTGCTTATCCGTCATTATCTGCATGATTCTTGAATCACCTCTCAGCCCACATGCAAAAGTCGCTACCTTAGTAACAGGTAACGACTCCATGTCATATATTCCGTATGTCTCTGCAAGGTCACATAAAAGCGCATCCTCATTGGTGCACATCATGGCTGAGAGAGTTAAGATTTTTTTATCTCGCTGTTCTCCTTTAATTTAAGGATGATACTGCGTACATTTTCGCTAAGCACGTCTACAGGAACTCTTCCGTTATGCTTAGCCTTTAGGAACTCGTAAAATTCACGTTCCTTATCATCATCGTTAAAGATGCATGATACAATTTTGATCGTTCCGTCCAAAGCTTCCTCTGTATTCTTGCTTTGGCACATATTTAGGTATCTCAAGAACATAAAATCCTTAAGAACCTCTTCATCAATAGAAAACTTGAATCCGTCTACAGTTTTACCCTTAACCATGTTCCCCTCCTGTTTATTACGGTTGATAGATGTACTCGTAGTGCGTATTGCCAGATGTGTCCGGAAGTGCTGTCAGCGTGGTCTCATAACCAACTGCACCACCGTCCTGATAAACAATGTCACCTACTTCTGTGACTTTGCCATCAGGGATAACAATTCTCTTAATCACTCCGCCTCTAAGAGCCATCTCGATCACAATGATCTGCTCTTCCTGGTCATCACTATTAGCTGTGATTGTAATGCCTGTCGCAAGTGTTCCACTTACATTATCATCACCATACACATGCTTAAGAACTTCAACATTAAGTGATTCAATGAGGGTGTACTTGAATGTGTCAGGCTTTGCTGTCTGGAGATTCAGAACAGTATCACCGCCCCAAGCCTTAAGCTCATCAGACTCCGGAGAATTGCTGTTTGTAACACCATCCTCAGAAATAAAGCCCATATTTACAAATGCAGCATCAAGTGCTGTGGATGCATCTGTGGGGAGCGTTGTACCGATAGGAGCACGATAGATAGCGCCGCCAATCTTCGGTTTTCCGGCTGTTACGTTCTGCACGTTATTATTAGCCATGTTTTCATTCCTCCTTAATAATGTGTGATATCAAAAACTGCTTGATAACGGTATTGCATAGTGCTTGTATCAGTGAAATTGTAATCACTATTCAATTCCACCTTTGTAACACCGTCTAAAGAAATGGCACCACGCATGAGGTCTTTTATCTCCTCATTAAGTGATGCCGCTTTGTACATTGATTCTGCAATGGATTGAATTGCTATTGTAGCATTATAGATATGGTTGCTTTCACCGCCGCCTGTCTTTTCCACAAGTACATAGCTTACTTCCGGATCTGCAGGACGTTCCATGTATGCAGTTACATTTTCAAGATTTTCATTGAGATAGTCTAAAATTATTGTCTCTATCATCCGCCCACCGCCTTTAAGATGCTGTTTGTCTCGGAGTTTTCCTTTTTGGCTTTATATGTAGTAGCAATTACAGAAGCATTGACACGCGTTTTACCTGTATAAGTGCTTGCTTCATATCCTTCGCCCAGGGAAGCCACAGCATTATCTGCGTACCCTTTACAAATAGCCATCATTTCAGGGCTTTGCATGAGTTCTCGGACTCCGTCATGGTTCAATTCAAATTTGAAATTAGCCATATCTTTCAACCCTTACATTCTGTCCCCATCTCAATGGGATGTTCGCCTGTTCTCCCGTTATTGGATAGCCAAATGTTCTGTATCTGTTTCCCCAGATAATCACATCCGTATCTGTCCAGTTATGGGTATCGCCCTTAGGGATTCCAAGCATATATTCAACCTTTTTCCCATACAGATTAAGCGAATTTGTTATATCATCCGTTGTGGGTGATCCTACCAGGACATCAGGCACATCAATCAACTCCTCGGAATACACAGGTGCTCCAAAAGGATCTGTTGATGTTTGAGTTTTTACAACTAATTGAACTGTTGTCCCCTTCATGATGTACCTCCAACAAGTTCCTGCACCGGACTGTAAGAACCGATTTTGTTGGCATAACCAAGAAGCTGTTTATCTGTCTTAGATAAATATATCTCCCCGGATGCCCCGTTGCTAATAGTCCAACTCTGTGCGTATCCAAGTCCGCTCATGCTTCCCTGTGTTGCGCCCATTGGAATACTTGCATCAGTTCCATCACCCATTACACGCATTACCATTCTGCAGGATACAACCTTTTTGTTGTCTGCAGTGGCATCTGCGTTATAAGTGTCAATAATTACTGCAGCATCATCCAATAAAGTGGTACATTGTGCTTGCTCACTCTGTGATAATGTTCTACCCAGACGAGCCTCAACATCTGTATATGTTGCATAAGCCATTCCAACCACCTCATTTCTTTTTTGATGCCTTTTTTACTTCCTTTACTGCTACTGCATCCTTTACCTCTTTAACGGGTTCTTTTGCGTGTAACTCGGTGGCTGATTTGTGACCAGCCGCCAAGTATTCATTTACACGCTCATCCGCAACCCACATAGGGGTATTAGTATGCTTATTGATAAGCTTGATCATCAGGTTGTTGCATCTGTAAGAGCATTGAATACAGAAGTATCAGCGCGGAAGCCGACCTCAATCTCTGCTCTAACAGCAAACATGTTCTGCTGGAAGAGGTTGATATTTGTTGCGCTATCGCCTGTGCCAACTGTAAGAGTAGCATCAGCAGAATAGTCAACCTTAACACCTTCAACAGTGCCATACATAGCCTGTGACCAGTCTCCTACGAAGCCTACTACATTAGGAGCCGGTGATGTTCCAGCAACATAAGCGCCCTTGGACTGTACTGTCTTAGCACCGAGTACCATAGGAATTGCACCCTCAGCTACAGAATTGATGAACAGAGGTCTGTCATTGCCATCTGTTGCGCCAAGAAGGATGCTCTTGCCCTGAGGCGCAAGTACAACACCATTCATAATACCGCCGTGTGCTGCGATATCTCCATCAGCTGCAACAAGTCCGCTATAGGTAAGTGTGCCGCCGATTGACTGTGCTGTTACGGAGCCGAATGTATCAAAATCAGATCCGGGAGCAGAGCCATTTCCAAATACAGTTGCATCAAATTTCTGTGCAAGTGCAAGAGGAAGTCTCTCAACGATTGCATCATAAAGAGAAGCAACATCACGTCTGAACTCGTTTGAGAAAGGAACGATAACAGCGAGTTTGTATGCTCTCATAACCTTTGTTGCAAGTCCGGGATCACTTACGGGCTTAGCTGCAGTTTCACCAACCCATGCAGCGGTAGGATCTGATGTGATAACGTTGATAGCTGTTCCTCTTCCAGGAAGTGCAATCTGTCTTGCAAGCTGCATGATTGCAGATGCTTCCTGAGTCTTCTGCATAATTTCCTGTGATACCTCAACAGGAAGGTCAATACTTGTTCTGTTTGTAGCTGTTCCAACTAATGCCATAATATTTTCCTCCGTTTAATTAAATGCCTGATTAGCCCACTCAGCAAACTGCTGACGTGTGCTTGACTTCATTGTTGTTGTGAGTTCTCCCCCATCTTTTAGCTGTGGATAACTCGTATTTGGCTGTGCAATTGCAAGAATTGCCTTGGCCTGTTCCTGACATGCTTCCTCCGTTTCTCCTGTCAAAAGTGACATTGAAGCCATTGGAATGCCTGTCTCTTTTGCAACCTTTTCACGAATAAGGCGAACAGATTCAGCCTTTTTTAGGCTATTCAACTCAGTTTCAAGAGAGTGCGCTTTTTCCATGGCCTTCTGGAGTTCCGTTTTTGAAGCTTCCTCGATAGCATCCAGCTTATCAGCCTTTGCTTTGAGGTCCTCATAACCTTCATACTTTGCACGCTCCCTTTTCAGGCGCTCAGATACGATTGCATCCAGTTCCGTCTGAGTGAATGTCTTTTCGTTAGTAGTTGCTTCCTGATTCACAGTTTCTTTGTTTTCCATATAGACCTCCTATGAGTAAAAACCTCGTTTTAGTGGCACGAGTTGCCGTTTTTGTATTAAAAAAGCACCCCTTAAGGAGATGCTTAATTAACATTGATTTCTTCCGCTTCTGAGCTGTTCAATTCTTGGCGCTTCGCGTAAGCACTGCGCTTCTGAGCGTTTATTTCATCTTTGTTTTCGGCGTATGCCTTGCGCCTCATGGCGTTTATCTTGTCTTTGGGTTTGCCAGAGGTTGAATTATACATATCAAGGTATTTATCCGGGTCATAACCCGCGTAATTGGTCTTACTGTTGAACCTCACCGCATAAGCACAATCACAATTTGCATGGATGTGTTCTGCATGTCCGTTCTTGATAGCACCCTTAGAAGCTGTCTGCCATCCTCTTGATGCCAACGTGATACAGAATGCGCAAGTATCACCTGCGGGGATCCACGCGAATTCAGCGCCATCCCTTAAAGCATTCTGAAGTGTCGTGTCCTGTCCTGCCTGTTTGACTAACCGCCCTAAAGCATTACTAATCAGTTCTTCATTTTGACTAAAGCTTACCGCCTTAGCTACTGTAGAGATATTCGCTGTTTCAGCAGGGACCGCCGGAGGAACAACCGCACCCGACAACTCCGCCAACTCATCATAAAAGATGCAGGCCGCTTCACTTGATGCCTCGGAGTATTTCGTCACAAGCGCATAAGCATAATCAATTAGCTCATCACGATCTATTCCACCAAGTCCAACACCACCAAAGCGCCCGTTCACGTTAAAAACAGCATCACGGAACTCATTAGCAGCTTCATCACTTATCTTGGCGAGCAAGTTTTTGTATTTTATCCATGTATCTAGTGGCATTGTAGCCATGTTTTAAGCCTCCAAATTTTCAAGGACAGCTAAACCCCTAATGCGTTGCTCCTGTGCCTTAATACGTCTTATGTCTGCCTTATCAAATCCAATCATTTCCAAGAATGTATCTGTATCCGCAAATGCAGGTCTTGATGATGCTATTTTCATAGCTGCATCTGTTGTAGCTGCAACACTTGGCATAGCAGGATTTTTAAAGTGTGCCACGATATCGCGCTGATCCTCTGTAAGCTCATCCATTGATACATCTCGAGCGATTGCAAGTGCCATCATAGCAATAGTTCGGAGTGCATCACCATTGGAAGTGTTAAGCTGTTCGGCCATAGCAACTAATGTCTGTGACTGTGCTAAAACTGCATCTGCACTTGTCGGGTTAGCTTCACTTACAACACCTGTGTCTGTAACTGTTAAGCCTGTTGCAGCACTAAACTGTGTAGCAAGTATTCTTATCATTTCAACATGCGGAGATATACTACCCTGTGGAAGCTGTCCAAAGGTTGGCTTTTCTCCCGTTTCAGGATTATTTGTGCTTGCTAATATGCTTCCAACATATTGCTTGAATTTCTGATTAACCACCGCATCAAACTGCTCATCAGTTACACCAAGAAGGTATTTCTGTGGGCTTGTAGCAAACTCCAAGCCAATT